CCTTCATCAACCATAAATTGTAATATGTTATAGTGTTCAGGAATCATTAGAGGCTCGCCGCCTGCAAAATATAATTCTTTAATATGCTGTGCTTGGTCTTTCATAGAATCTAAAAACGATCCTTTCTTATACCAAGTGTAATCAAAGTCCTCATTCCAACTTTGATCATTAATTAACTCTTTGTTTGTGTACTTAGGATGATTTAGTTTCCATTCTTTAATCCAACTGCTTGAATCATGTGGACTACACATAACACATTTAAGTTGACATACATTACCTAAACGTAAATCAAAGTAAGGAACATTAACAGGCAAGTTACCTTGTTCATCTGTTTTTTCTACAATGCTATCTATGTCTAAACGTTGTTTCCATACTTCTGTTTCCCATTGACGTTTACTAACAATACCTTTGCTTTCTTCTGCAAAACATTTGCGACAACTTTCTGGGATTTCATCATTTAACATTTGCAATCTTGTTCGACGCATGTGTTCACTATTCCATACTTCTTCAATAGTGTGTTCACGCAAGTTCATACTGACTCCGTCTTTCTTAACAAGTCCTGCTGTCTTATCATCTTCTATACCTGCACCTGATGCATTAGCAGTACAACAAACTCTAACATCACCGTTAGGTCGTGTTGCTAAATGTATCCAAGGTAAAGGGCAAAATGTTTTAGACATGTTCTTTCCTTTCAAACTGTGCATTTAGTTTGTCAAAATTTCCACATTGCTTTGAACATTCTTTTATACCAGTTGAAGTCCAACAACTACTAATTTTGTTAAAGAAGTTACTGTCAAATATTTCTTTCAAGGACTGCTTGTGTAGGTTAGGAAACTTACCTATCTTTACCATATAATCTATACGTTGTGCTGAGTGCTGTGGTATCCATTCTAAGTCTAACCAACAACAAGGACTAACATTACCATTTGCACTAATATACATTTGATTATCTTGTTTTGCTTTACAAGTAATTGTAGGTAGTATTTCTTGCATTGCTTGTTTTGCAGGCTCGATCATTTCAAGACTCTTTCTTGACGGCAATAAGGTATGTGTGATATTGTAGTTGTCATCAAGTACGTCAAACTTACCATCTTTAAATCTTGTAGTGTGCTTAATACTAAATCCTTTGAATCCTAATTCTTTACTCATTTTTTCACAAGTATCAACTTGATGTTCGTTGTGTGCAAACACTAACATATCCCAACGTGCATCTCCGCCTACGTGTATAAACTGTGATGCATTGTTAATAATCTTTTCCCAGTTAGTATTAATTCTATACAATGCATGTGTGTCATTTAACCCGTCAATACCAAATACAACTTTTACTTTTAGTTCTGCAAGTCCACGCCACCATTCTTTAGTTCTACCACTTCCGTTAGTGTGCATTTGCAATGTCATTTCTGAATTATTTTCACGCAGGTATCTAAAAATTTTTAATGTATCTTTTGCAACAATAGGATCTCCTAAGTTTCCACACATATTAAGAAACTTTAGTTGTTGTACAAAACTTATAGGAAACCATTCTTTGAAAGTGTCAATAGATATTTCTTCTAAATCTAAACCCTCAAGTAATGGACCGCCATGTAATCTACGTGGACACATTGGACAACGTGCTTGGCACTTAGAAGTAACTTCTAAATGTATTGACGTTATGTCCTGATAATTATACATTACTTCTGATTCATCCTTTCAAGTGTGCTTTGAATAGTATCTGGATTTAAATCAACATTTACAATTAACCAATAACTATCATTAAAACTACTGTTGAATAGATAGTGCATTTTTAATGTATCTACAAAGTAAAGTCTACCTACTTCCCAATGTAGTGTTTTATCTTCTAATACAAAATTAAAGTACGGAGGATTAACATTACGTAAAGGCATAATCAATCTAAAACTGTCTGCTTTACCCGAATGGTAGTTCCAATCTCTGTGTGGAGGAAAGAATCCTCCTGGACCAAACTTTAAAAAGTGTGTTCTATAATAATCTTTGTCCCAAGGTTTAAGTATATCATGTATTTGTTTGTTTAGTACAGGAGTTGCTACGTTAAAATCTTTTTCATTGTATGATGTTTTGTTTTCTTTATTGTACTCGTATAAACTATCTAAATCAATACCGTTGAATGTACCGTCTGAACTTGTAACACTTAATCCCCAACGATTAACATCTTTACGTGGATTATATTTTTGCCATTCAAAATCATTAGCCCAAGCAATTAACATTTCTGGATCAGTTGTTACGTCTAATTCGATATGCTGACCGTATTGTGTAAGTCTATGTATCATTTCTTTTTCCCTATAACCATAAATCGTTTGTACTTAGGTAATTGAATCTCATCTTTTACTTCTATCTCCAACATACTTTTCCTTGCAAATTGATCTAAACTGTCATAGCAATTAACATGCTCTTCTAATTCGTAGTAATCATTACTTTGCACAATAACCTGTGCGGAATCTGGTACATTGTTTAACCATTGTTTGTATTTTTTATGAGTAATGTGTTCGCAACTTGTGTTGATAACAATATAAGGCTCTGTTTCATATTTGTAATCTACCATATCACAAGTCACTGCTTCAAACTTACCTTCCATTTCGTATCTCTTGTTTACTGTAGTTGCAATTTCCTTGCATACAGGATCAACATCAACACTTATAATTTTTTTAACACCTACTTCGCTGTTGAATAGCATACTTGCCAGTAATCCGTTCCAGCCTCCGTGTATAACTATTTCAGCATTACGTATTAATTTGTTCTTTTCTGAGATAGTATTAATCAACCATAACTTAGATTGTATTTGACCACCCCAAAAAGTTTCTAATGTACGATCTTTATCTTCGCTATTGCGAATTGCGTCCATCCAGAACTTAATATCTTGAATATCAATTTTCATTTCTAATCTTCTTATTATATTTAACTGCTTCTTGAAGCAATGTAAATTCAGCATTGTACCCTTGTGCTTGGTGTATTAGTGCATCTACGTCCTTAGGAAAGCAATGGCCGCCAAACCCACGCTTTTCTGTTACATTTGAATGGCTATGTCCTATGCGTTCGTCCTCTGCAACAAATTTTCGTACTTGTTCGGAACTAACTCCTGCACTATTACAAAGATCTTCTAATTGATTAAAGAACGATACTTTTAATGCAAGGAAACTGTTACGTGCATACTTGGCTAATATTAATTCTTCAGGATCTGCTGGCTTTACTGTTATAGTTCCAAGTAGTTCTACAAAAAAGCCTGCCCAGAAGTGTGTACTGTCACCACCTAACAACACAGTCTTTGTATTTGCAAAGTCTATTACTGCTGTTTCGGCACGTAAGAACTCTGGACTGAATGTTAACTGCTTTTCAGGAAATGTATCTCGTAGCATACGCCAACCTTCAAGACTTATTGTACTCTTAATTAAAATAGGGACATCTGGTGCTTCCTGAATAACTTCAAATACGTTATTCATGTTACAACTTCCATCAGATCGTCGTGGCGTACTTACACAAACAATAATTGCTTGTGCATTTCGTAAATCATCGTAATGGCCAAACTTATGATCGCTGATTAAAACTGTATTTTTGTTTTTCATACACTCAGCAATGGCTTTGCCTACGTAACCGTATCCTGCTATTCCTACGTTCATAATTTCCTCTTTGGTATTTTGCTATCTGCACTGCTTACACACGTTGGTGTAATACAAAGCATTGGTTTATCAAACAATCTAAATCCATCTTGTAACGTGCCTAAAGGTTGATCATGGCAACTGTAACTACGTTTAACTTCGTTGTTTCTAATTATGCAACTTTGATATCCGCTGTTACATTCCCAACCTTTAAATTTATTAAATCCGTAAGCATTTAGGCGTTCTGCTTGGTCAATACTATATTCTATTCCATTAACATCCGTAAGCGAGACTTGGTGGACTGATTGTTCGCTTTCGGTACGCAATATTTCTTTTTGTTCCTCTGTGTAACCACTGACCACAAACGATGCAGTTGGATCACTTTGCGGTTTAAGAGTGACGTGTAAGCCTCTATCAATAAATCTTTTACTTCTGGCATAATATTCCTCCCATAGTTCGGGTACCATAACTTGATTAATAGTTACAAGTACACCTTCATCTTGGAGATACAAAAGTTTATCTCCGAATTCTTTTTCATCTGCAAATTCTGCATGAAAACTTGCTGTAATACTTCTTCTGTCCATAACATCTGTAACATCTAAAAACTTTTTCCACCATTTCTTTGCTGGACTACAATTACTTGTCATGTGTATGCTTAGGTATTCGCTTTCATAATCCTCATAGTGATTAACTAAATCTAAAAAGCCTTTGTATGCTGTAGGCTCGCCACCACTAAAACTAAAATGAAATTTATCGAAGCCATTTGCTTTTGCTTGTTTCTTGATTTCATCAATAGATGTTTTATAAACTTCTAATTCCTGATAGTCTGGCTTGTCGGTGTTAGCGTAAGGCCAACAGTAACTACACTTGTAATTACAGAACCTGCCAAGGATCCAACTAACGCTGAATAGATTAGTATCTAACATTGTTTTCTGTCCGAGACTTACTATGTCTTTAAATGGAATCTTTGTATTCGTCATACTGCTCCTTTAACCATTCAAAGTCATTTATTTTATATAAAATTTCTTTATCATCTTTGTGTGCTGTACCAAAGTGTTTTCCTACTTGGGCACCGTGAATAGCATACTTGCCAAACTCGTTGTTGGCACCTACTGTACACCATGTTGTTAATCGTTGTTCTGTTTCTTCGTCTACTTGACCTGGTATAGTTTTACTTGCTAATTTTACGCATTCTCTAAATGCACCTCTCCATGTACTAAGAGCATCTGTGTTAAATGCAGTTATACAACTGACCTCTGGCATTGCTTTAAATTTATTACTAATGCTTGTAGTCATGTCGGGTATAGAGATGTCCATGTTCAGTGTGAGTGATCGTGGTAGTAACTTTACACCTCCATACCCGTATTCCAAGTCATTAATCGGATTTATACTTCGCCATACATGTACTGTTTCTAAATCCCACTCGGAAACCTCGTAATCAAATTGAAAGCCTCTTGATAATTCTGCATCACCATCTACAACCCAGAACATTTTAGTAAAACATTTTTTAGCCGCGGCAATGTGTGCTTGATGTATTCCGTCAATGTCTTTTACACGTTTAGCCATAGGAAATTGGCTTCTCAAAATTTCCCAATTATTTTCTGCATTGGCTTCGCCATGACTTATAAAGACTATATCATACATCTTACTTTATCCTTTATTTGTTCAACAACTTGATCGTGTATGTCATACCCATCATGTGCCATATCTCTTGCACGACCAGTCATCTTTGTTTTTACTGTTTGTACCATATCCTTGTCATACTTTGTTTTAAAGTCTGCTTGGAACGTCCAATTATGTACAGGCACCCCAAGTGCGTTCCATATATTGTTTACACTATTTAAATGATACAAATTTTCATAATTCATTTGTCCTTGTTCGTGAGCCCAACGTTTATGATACCAATTTGAATCCATCATTTCATATTCTTCTTCAGTTCCGTCTGGAGTAAAATTAATATTTCTATCTTCTAATCGTATCTGCGAGCCATGAAAAAGTGTTTTCTCTATGTATGCAAAACTCTTTCTTGACGAGTGTGGCCATTGAATTAAGACGCATTTAGGAAGTACTATTTTGTTCTTCACGAATAAATGTGTGTTTAACGCAATAATATCAGGTCCTGTGCCTGCTTTGGCTAAGTTTATTACGTCTAAACCATACATTTGTGCAATTTTATTACACCATATTTCTTCTTCGTATAAACCTACTCCTTCAGTATAACTGCACCCGAACACTAAAATATAATCGTGATTAAGACCCGTTAATTCTTTTGTGCGATATCCAAGGCTATTAAAGTTATATTCTAACTTGTCAGCAGTATTATGATAGTGCCAACCTTCTTTGTTATGTTCTTTATAATTTTCTTTATCATCTCCACAATACCAATGCAGACTCTTACCAGCCTTACCGGGAAAATATAATAATGGATGATCTTTACTGTAATACATTATCTTGTGTTTCCGTATTGTAGTACAAGATACTTAGAATTCTTTTTCATTTTCCTCCAAGGATCAATAAACACAGTATCCTCAGCATAATCTAAGTATGGGGTTGGGTGAGCAAGTAAAACTATACCGCCAAGGTTTGCTTCATGGCTTGGCATTTCACTTGCAAGTGGATCAATAGCAATAGTTGTTTTTCCTGCTTCTCTTATATAATGATCTACAAGTAACGCATAACTACCATCAACATATGGTACTCCTGGTTTATATGAAATACCATTTAGAAAAATACCTCCGCCATATTTCTTTTGTGTTTCAATAACAAACATTGCAAGATTTTTTGCTTGTACTTCTCTTGCTGTCATAATACTGTCAAAGATATCATATTCTAAATTTAATTCTTTTGCCATGTAACGTAATGCAATATTATCTCTTGGGTGGCAACTGCCACCATCGCCCATACCTGCTGTCATGTACATTGGACTCATAATACGTTGCGTTGAATGTGCAAGTGCATCTGTTACTACGTCAACATTAATATTACCTTGACGTTGTGCAACATCTTGAATCATATTAACAAGACTTAATTTAGTTGAAATAAATGTATTGTAAAATACTTTAATACATTCGCACTCGTCATATGTTCCTATAACATAACGTGGATCATTTTCCATAATGCTTTGATAAAATTCTTTTAGTTGTTTTGCATCACCTGTTTCGCTACCATCGTCTGTGCCTATCATTACCATCTCTGGATTAATCATATCCCAACCTACAGTACCCATTGCAATTAAATAAGGATTATATACAAAACGTGTGTGCGTAACACGTGGTACAAATTCTCTACGTGTTGTACCTGGTAATACTGTACTAATAAGAACAAGCAGTTGATCTTTTGTCATAAACATATCTGCTTCTTCAAGAACCTCATTTACAATACTATAATCAAAGTCTTTAGGTTCAAGATGACTTGTTGGACGTCTGCCGTCATAGTCAGGGTGGTGTGGTGTTGGCACTGCAACAAATACGATATCTGCACCAGTTACTGCTTCACAGACTGATTCTTTTTGATCAATCAATTCACTATAAACATTTGTAATGTCATAGCCTTGAACTGTATGCCCTTTCTTAACTATTTCCTCTGCACAAGGTATGCCCAATTTACCTACCCCAATAAATCCAATTTTCATGATATCTCCTTGTAACCGCACTGGTGCAGACTTTGGAACCGGCTAAGGCTCCAATCTTCAGACCAATTGCATAAATCAATAGTTTCACTCACACTATTACTTATTAACTACGCACATAAATATGTGTATGTTTGAAACCGTCAAAGAGTTTGAAAGAAGCATTGCAGACTATTACAATGCACCATTTGCTGTAGCAACGGATAGTTGTACTCATTCTATCGAACTTTGCCTACGTTACTTGCAACCCGACCAAGTAAAGATACCTGCAAGAACATATATCAGTATTCCTTTTACACTAATGAAGTTAAACATCAAGTGGGAATTCCTTGATGCTTCTTGGAAAGAAGAATATGTATTAGGTGGCACAAGAATTATTGATGGTGCTGTTAGTTTCAAACGTGGTAGTTATTTGCCAGATACTTTTAAGTGTTTAAGTTTTCAATATAAAAAAATGTTAGGACTTGGACGAGGTGGTGCAATACTTTGTAGCACACAGAATGATTATGATATTTTAAAAGCAATGGCACATGATGGTAGGACTGACGACAAGCCATGGGGCGAACAAGACATTCAATACATAGGTTATCATTATTACATGACTCCTGAAACTGCGGCACAAGGTATTGACTTGTTAAAAACAGTAAAAGAAGAAGAACAGAAAATTTGGAGTAGCGATGACTATCCATACTTGCCTGATATGAAAGTTTTTAAATGAATACAAACGAATGGGGTCAACTTAGAAAAGTAATAGTTGGAGTTGCAGATCATGCAAAGATACCTGATGATATTGATATTAGTTTACGCTGTGTAAACTTTGCTGATAAGTTAGACGAAACAGAAATTATCAAAGGACCTTATCCAAATAAGGTTATTGAAGAAGCAAATGAAGACTTAGAAACATTTGTAGAATTTTTACAAGCAGAAAATGTAGAAGTTGTACGTCCTGAGAAAACAAATTGTAATTACTATAACTACTGTCCAAGAGATAGTGTACTTGTACACGGTAATCTAACACTTGCTACACCGATGCCTATACGAGCAAGAAAGGGTGAGTGGAGAGCATTTCAACATCATTTAGATAATCCTAAAGAAATACGTTGCTTCAATGAAAGTCAATTATACAACAAAGACTGTATTGGCAATAAAGATATTTTAGCACTCAATGAATACAGTCCTGCATTTGATGCCGCTAATATTATTCGTGCAAACGATCAACTGCTATACTTGGTTAGTAATAGTGCAAACAAGTTAGGTGCAAACTTATTACAAGGGGCTTTAGGTTCTACTGCTAAAGTAAATCTACTGCAAGACGTTTATAGTTATATGCACATTGACAGTACTGTTGCATTTTTGCGTGAAGGGTTATTACTTGTTAATCCAAGTAGAATAAAAGTAAGAGAAGATTTGCCTGAGCCATTTAGAAATTGGGATATTATATGGTGTCCTGAACCTGTAGACATTGGTCACTTTCCTAAATGGTGTAATGCAAGTACATGGATTAACATGAATTTGTTTAGTGTAAATACAAAGTTAGTTGCATTAGAAGAACACCAAGAGGATCTAAGACATCTCCTTGAGCACCAAGGAATAGAGTGTGCTATGTTACCAATGCGACATCAACGTACACTTGGCGGTGGCTTTCACTGCGTAACATTGGATGTAAAAAGAGATGTGGACTAAAGGTAAATGCCCTGTACTATGGGACGAAGGATACAAATATTTTAATTACGTTAGACAACCTATTACAGGTGCTGAGTCTGATACGTGGCGTGAGCAAGGTTATACGCATGAAACTACAACAGGTAAAATGTATGACAGTCGTAATCCTATGCCTGACTATGCTGAACAAGTTGCACAATTATTAAACTTAAAAAACTGTGGATTTGTATTTTATAAAATGGATACATTAGATATTATGCCTACCCATGTTGATCATTATAATACATATTGTAAAGTTTTTAATCAGAAGCATGAAGATGTAAGACGTGCTATTGTATTCTTAGAAGATTGGAAACCAGGACACTACTTTGAAGTAGATAGTACTGCACTTGTAAATTGGAAAGCAGGTGAGTTTGTTTTATGGCATCCCGAAGTACCACATGCGGCCAGCAACATTGGTGTTGATCCAAGATACACTTTACAGATTACTGGCACCTACTGGTAATGTTTTCACAAGATATTTTCTGGGGTAACTTACCTGTTAAGTCTACCAAGTTAGGCTCAATGTTTAATGAACTGTTTGAACATTGGTTTCCTAAAGAGCCTTTTATTATTTTTACTGGTACAAACAAAATAAACTTTGATAAGTTTCCTCTTACTCCTAAGATAGCAAAGAAACTTAAAACACTCAGCATATATTTGTACGAGCCGTTAAGTTTATACGAAGTTGGCAAAAAGCATAACAGAGATTTCTTTAGTGAATTCAAAGGTGGTGAAAATCTTTATGCTGATGAGTTAGACAGTATATTAGCATTTAGTGAAACACTAAAAGATGTAGAGATTACTGTATACACCTGTGATTATAATGTAGAGAAACATATAAAAGATTATCCGTTTAAACTAAAATGCTTTGATATATTTTTACGCAATCAGTTTAATGGCGGTGTGCTTACAGTTAATAATGATATTGACAAACACTTTATCTGTCCTAATTGGCGTTACAGTTTACACAGACGCTTAATAATAGAACACCTACAAGACACTCCAGGTTATTATAGTTGGGCGTTTAGTAATCCTCCATTAAGTATTGATACAGAATTACAAAGTGTAGATCCTGCACATAAAAAATGGCCTGAAGGAAACTTAAATGGTCCAGCAGGACTATCTAAGTATTACGCAAAGAGTTTTTGTGTAGTTGCAAACGAAACACGCTTCTATCAACCAACAGGAAATTTTAGTGAAAAAACTGTTAATGCAATGATACACAAACGCCCGTTTGTTTGCGTTGCTCCGCCTTACACATTAGAATATATCCGCAAGTTAGGATTTAAAACATTCAGTTGGGACGAAAGTTATGATACTGAAGAAGACCATATCAAACGTATGAATAAAATACGTTACTTGTTAGATAGTATAAAATTAATGAGTATTGAGCAGTGTAAAGATATGCTTATTGAAATGGACGATGTGCTTACACACAATCAAACACTTGCGGCTAAGGTTTACAAGAATCATAAAATTCTTTAAGTTCAGGAAACGTTTCAACAAGGTTGCTATTGCTACGTTTGTCATATTGCGTAAACCAATTGTAAAAAGTTTTACGTCCTATTGCTAACTTCTTATCATCATAGGTAGTTGTACGCATATAGTCTACAACACGTCTAAAACGCTCATACTCCAACAAACTAAACTTATGGCGGTCACTGTCATCAACGTTATCTCCGATGTACTGTAGGTGCCTTGTCATGTACGGAATGAACTGTTCTTTAGGCAATATGTTCATGTCAAACTGTATTGGCTCTTTTAAGTACGGAGTATCAAATCTAATGTTTTGCCATTGTATACCTGCATTTGCTCTTGTGTATTTTTTACGCCATTCAAGTATTTTCTTAAGAAGCAAATCAAAACTTGTTACAGCAAACAAATTGAATGTAATCATAAACGTTACAGGATAACCAAGTTCAGTTAGATAGTAATCTAAATTCTTTTCCCATAGTTCAATATCTAATCCACGTCTTGTATATTCTGCTTTAGGTCCCCAAGTGTCTATGCTTGTGTATAGTTTGAAACTTCTTATACAGTTCTTTGCTTTAAGTTCTTTCACACGTTCTACAAGTTTGTGTACAAGAGATTCCTTAACACCCATGTTACTGTTTACTTCAATTTGTATATGAGGTTTAGGATTTGCTTCAAGTTCATCAAACAAACGCCAAGTACTTTTGTGCATTAAAGGTTCGCCACCAGTAATACGTAAGATGTTTAGTGTCTTACTAACTTCAGGCCACCACTTCCACCATGCTTCTACATATGGATTAGTTTCTTCTTCATAAAGTTCAAACCAATCAATGTCATTACGGTGTGCTGATACATCTGTGTACGGACCTTCTTTTTTAATTTCATTAAAGTATCTACTACTAAATTTAGGGTGACAGTATCCGCATTTAAAATTACATTCATTACTAAAGTTTACTTCAATGTATTCAGGATTAATATTATAATCCCACGGATTGTTTTTTATCTCTTCGATACGTTTAGGTGTGTATATACTTGTTGTTTTAATATGCCTATCACTGATGTAGTCTTTACCCATACATTCAATGTTCCAACAATATTGACAACCGCTTGGCTTCTCTCCGGCAAGCATTTGTTTACGTTCTTGTTTCTTTTGCGGAGTATTATGTAATTGACTTGGATTATCAATTAAACCTTCGAGTGGTATTTTATGCGGAGCAGGGTGATAACAACTGTGTGTTTCTCCTGTTTGCAAATATATTGTTACATGGTGCCATTTAGCCAAGCAGAATGTAGGCGAGATTTTATCTGCCTCTGGCATTATTTTTTTAATTTGTTCTACTTCGCTCATTGAATCCAGTTATAAATTCCACGCATGGCAAGTACCAAATAAAATAATTCCATTAATGCTCTTGGTGTGTCACCATCTTTCCAACCCATATAAATCCAAATGATGCAACTAAAACATGCAACACCCCAGCCTATGGCTTGCCAAGAAGGATCACCTCCACTTAAAATAAATGCAGACGCCATAGCAAGAAAAAATCCTAACCATCGCCATCCGTTAATATTATGATAGTATCTAATTTTCATTTTCGTCTAATTACCCTATCTCCGTTTACATAAACATGTTTAAAAAACTTGCTTTGCTCTTTGTCTAATGCTCGTGTACTTATCGGTAAGTCAAATGCGTTTTGTAAATGTTCGCCAAGATTAAATATCTCTTCTTCACATTGTCCTTTGTCAAACGAATCGTACAAGTCATTCCAGTATTTGTTTAAGTATTCAAAATCTCTTGTCTGTGTATGGTCCCAATCAGTAAGCATTGTTTTATAACAACCCTCTCTTGCACCCATAATACTCCATAATCCATTTGTAACATCTGCACCCACTTGCATCCACACCAGTAATCTATGATAATTCTGCCACCATAGTTCACTAAAGTCTTTAATAACTTTACCTTGATCTAAACTCATCTTAACACCCTCACGGAAACCTGCTCTCCATGCTTGTTGTGGTGTTGAACTTATAATACTTGTTGAGTAGTTTTGATTAAGTTGATAGTAGTTGTCAAAGTAACAAAACTCAATACTTGTTTGATCAGTTCCGTCTGTGTTTTCATGTGTTTGCATATTCTTAACAAACTCTTTAGTCCACATTTTTAAACTGCCGTTACCATACATTAGTCCGTTGACATCAATTTTACCACACCAACTAAACTGGTAATCATCATCTACACCTAATTTGTCTAAGTCTAACACTACTTCTATAAATTTAGGATCAATAATAGTGTCACCGTCTACAGTAACAAAGTGTTTTGTATCGGATAAGTCTGCACAGGCTTTGTGTGCGGCGTCTGAACCTTCTACACCATGTACACGTTTTGCCCACGGCACTTTGCGTTTTAGGTCTGCCCAGTTTTCTTCAGCATTAGGCTCGTCATAACTTAAAAAGATAATATCCTGTTCAGCGATTTTAATCATTTATGACTCCTGTGCTATAACTATTGAACAACTTATTAGTATATAAGTCGTATTGTTTTATTATAACATCATCTTGGTCAAATTGCAAGTCTAAATTTGCATCTGACAAGTTAAATTTTAATGTTCTATGCAGTTTATATGGATCGTTTTTATCTACAACACTAAAATTCTTAATCGTTTGTAGTGTTACAGTATTCTTTTCTAATGTTTTAGCAAATAGTGTACCAAACTGTAGTTGCCATGTTTTAGTTTTGTAATTTTTAATAACATTAATGTCTGCTTCTATATTATTAGGTATCTTGTATATACTATTGTTAACATTGTATTCAAAACGTTCTTCTTCATGTACATTAACAAGTTCATACATGGTTGATGTTGGATTAAATTGAACTTTATAGTGTAAGAAGTTTTCCGAGCCGTCTAATAGTCCTGCTACTGCTTTTGGATCTACTTCAATATGCTGTTTTGTTGGGTATGAAGTAATCGTTAGGATACTTCCTGTCTTAGAATCAAACTCTATATATGTTTGTACTTCATCTTTATGCATATCTGTCATAAAACTTATCCGTAAAATCTTTTTCAGTGTAATGAAACACTGTATCTTGTAAATGACCACCAACTCTTAACTGTGCTTCATTGTTAACAAAACAACTTACACGATCTTGCCATTTCTTTGTTTGTGTTTTCCATGTTTGTACATAAGGTTTCATATGTACAAAAGTTGGAAACGCTAAAGTCTTGTTTGTAACTTTGTTTTCTACACCTAACATCTTAATTGCAATACTTGTACATACATCTACACTGGCAATCTTTTGCATACGCTTGGGTGCATACTTTTCATAACACTCTTCCCAGTGTTTCATTGTGTATTCTAATGCATGATAAAACTCTTTTGCAAAGTCAGACTTTTTAAAGTAGTGCAATGCAACATAAATGTTGGGTAAGTTGTTTGCTTCAAACATTTTCCTATAATATGTTGCATTAAGTTTACATTGTTTATAATCTGTAACGTTTGTTGTATAGAAAACTTCATAATTTTGCATTAAGTTCCACCAATTAGATAAGTTATGACACACTAACATGTCTGTGTCTAATACAAATGTACTGTCATATGGACATGCATGGTATATCTTCCAACGGTTTTGAACTTTCCACTTGTGTTCTTCTGCTTTATCTTCCCACGGTATAGGTACAATATCATCGAATAGTTCTGTACGCTCTACATTGTCATTAGTAATTAAACAAATCTTACTATCTGGATTAGTTTTCCTAATACTCAATGCTAATAATTCTGCTTGACGTATATAATTGTATTCACTATTTTGTGCAAGGAAAGTAAAATTAGGCATTAGCAATTTCCCTTCCTAAACTAAACTTGTTCATTATATGTAAATTTATACCTTGTGTACGAATTAACGTATATTCTCCTATACGATCTTGTTTTTCTACAAGTAGTGTAAATGAATCGTCTTTAATTTTTTGTAATATATCTTTGCCTGTACTATAAACCATTTTACCGGGTAATTCTTTTGTATACCCCATAATATGATTTGCAATACTAAATGCAATATCATTTCTAAATACTGTTGTTGTAACTTGATACAAGTTACGATAGTGTTCGTAATGTTCTTTTATATGTTTTACAAGATTAAAAAATGCTTCATTGCGATCTGACTTATCAAATATAATACATGTCGCCCACCAAAAGTCTATTGATGTTTCACTAATTAATTCAAACTCACTTGTATCTCTCCAACCACTAATATCCATTGACTTTTTATACATCATAAGTTCGTGCGGTAACGTCATTGCATGTGCAAGTAAATCATTGCTTACAATGTAGTCAGTGTCTAACACTAAAGTTCTATCATAAGGAGTTAAGTCGTAACTATCACTTCTATTAAAGTTTTTAAACTCTAATACTTTTTTAGATAAACTTCCGTCTTGATATGTTTTACGATTTTTATATTCTATAGATGATGAAACAATTTTATCAAATACTTCTTTTCCGTTGTAAAATTTTACAACACGTTCTACATCATCTGTTACAAGTGTGGTAGGTAAGTTTAAGTACTTTTTAATTCTCTTTGCAAGGAACCGAGCCTGCGATACGTAATCAACTTGCTCATTATTGAATGCAAATAAAAGTACTCCACTATTCATTAACCAATCCATCTACAGATCTACTTGTTTCAAGTTTGCTGTAGTCTTTATGATAGTTGTTTAGTGCAACATAATATTTGTCTGTAATATTATCGTAAAAATCTGATATGTCATCAATAAAGATAGGAGTGTCAGTGTCATCAATTAACACAGATGAATCTTGATCAGTTGACTGTAATGTGTAAACATAGTTAATCAACTCTTTGTTAATTGTAAATTGTCCGCCTTGAAAGAAGTATATAGACTCTGTAACAAACTTTTCCTTCAAAACTCTCCTTTGGTTATTAAGAGTTGCGGAATAGTTTCCAAATTCTAAGGCTTTTGATAGTTTCTCGTCCATAGTAATATTTACTATGTAATTAGAGATTAAAGAGTATTTGTGGTATTAAATGTAGGAGAAGTTAAAGAAACTCTTGATCCTGTAGGCAGTCTTTCGCCAACTACACTTTGTAGTGTACCTGTTACTGATTCATCTTGCGGATTAAATGCACCATCGTTGTTTGTGTCATCACCTACATCATCATCTCTGAATTGAATAGTAAATTGGATTGTAGTTGAATTAAGTTCTTTTGCTTTGATATTATAATCGTTTTCAGTATAAACACCTGTACCATCTTTTTGGAATATAAGTTGGTCTGTAGCAGTCATATCAAAGTTACCAATGTTAAATGACGTCCCTGGTGAACTTCCAACTGATGTACAGTTTTCTGATTTAAATAATACTGTTCCCATGTTTGCTAACAATGAATTCCAATCGTTGTTCTTACCATTTGAAGACGCTGGATCTAAATCAGCAGTAAATCTAATTTCACCGCCTGCATTAAAAAAGTGTCTACGTACATCTGCTGAAGCAAAAGTTACTGTTGCAATATGATCAACTATTCCTGACCATGAATTTGTTCTTGATGTATTTGTTTTGTTTGCTGTAATTGTGCTTTGTGAAGTATCAGCAGTATAAATTACGTCTTTGTTTGTTTCAATTAGTGTTGCTAAATCTTCGTATTGTAAGATACCTTTTGCAGTACCTGTGTCAGTAGCATCTTCTTCAATAACATCACCTGCCGAAATTGACGCTAATGAATTAGGAACACTACCTACTTGGTGTACTCTTGCATTAATCAAGTCAGTATAAAGCGTGGACATGTGTCCTGAATCAATAGTAGTGTCTGCCGCAACTTGCGAACTTGCTAAAACTTGTCCGTATCCGAACTGTCCAGCACCATTGCCCATTACGTTTGCTACTGTTGACTGTAATGTATTATATCTTGCCGCTGTGATTATAGCCATTTCTTACTTCCTCTATTCTATACTTTCAAGAATGTTTCTACTAATTTTTCTTCGTGTCTATCGTTTGACTCTAAAGCAATACCAATTAAGTCACCTTCGTCTGCTTTTTGTGCAGTACCGTTAGCGCCTACGTATAGTTTGTCGCCTTTGTTAACAGGTCCCATAACTCTTACTGGAACTCTACCTTTAAGTGCAACTGCTTGTCCGTCTGCTTCTGCATTCATTAAGTATGCAGGCTTAGAACTAATAACACCAATTGGCATGTCTGTCATTGGGCACCAAGTTGCTTCACTACCTTCGTCAGCGCCTATTGTCATAATAGTTCCTACTGGATACTGATCGTCTGTTGTGTATTTCTCTGCCAAGTCAGCATATTTTGCTGAACTTGCAATACCTTGGAAGTTGTTAGCAAATAAGTCACCGTTTGAATCTCTAACTGCAACTGTATCGTTAGTTGCTGATGTACTTGCTGTTCTATTATTAGATCCAACAACCATTGCGTTTGCACTTGTTGCTGTACCGTTAAATGTTGTTGCCCATACATCACTAAATTTTAGTGAACTACTACCAATGTTAAATGTAGTATTAGCACCTGGGAAAATACCCTCTGCTTTAAACTGTACTGGCTCTGTTGATTGTGCTGACGAATTATCAACTTTAAATCTAATTACAGTACCAACATCGTTACTAATAACTGCTTGGTTTCCGTTTTCAATTTTAACTGATAAGTCATTTGAGTCACCAACTGTATAACCTGCGTCTGCAAATCTTACAACTTCAGAAAATGAAGTTACTGCTCCTGGAACTGATACAACGTATTCGCTTGCCGCTCTACCGCCTAATTTCTCTGCGTTAGTTGCTGTACCCCAGAATCTATGTGCTGTTGATGTAACACCTTGCTGTGCATTAGTAGTATTCTTTAAAGTCATACCTTGATGAATTACATCGAAACCTGTTATGGCGTTGTTCGGGACAGTTGAGTCGATTGTAAAGTCAGCGGCACTTAATACCACTACTATTTCATCATTGATAGTACCTTTAATTACTGTTCTTTGTACGTTTGCAATGTCTGTTACTGAATCAGTAACAAATGATGTTGTTGTTGCACCTTGTGACTGTGGACCAATTAGTACAAATCCTGCACCAGTGTTCGCATACAACTGATTGTTTGCGTTATCCCACCAAAAGTCACCTTCTGTTAGTCCTGATGGTTGACTTGCACTTACTTCTGCTCCACCAGTTGTTCTAAATTTTGTTCCGTCATAGAACTTTAATTTGCTCGTTCCTGAGTCAAACCAAAGTTGACCGCTAATTGCTCTGGATGGTGCATTCGCACTTGAGAAGTTCTCAAGCAAATGAACGAAGTTTTCGTTCTGAATTTCGCCATATCCAGCGTAGTTTTTACCAACAAGTTTAAGATCAGTAGTTTGATTGACTGTGCCGTCTTCAACTACTGCAATCTGGCTACCGTCGGTTTTGTTAATAATGTATGCCATAGTATATTACCCCTTCATTGTTAGTATTTATCGTTATACCGCAGAACTTACTCCGCTGGTATAAACCCAGGCACCAGCAGTTACAGTACATGTTAGTACATATCTGTTAACTGTTAGTGAAACCGATCCTGTTACGTCACTAAACTGTACATCTTTTAGTACGGTCTCGTTTTCTTGCCCTGTTTCTGTTACCCTCGATACACTTGCACTATCCGCTGTATATGTACCAACTTCACTGCTTGTATCTAAGTTTATCTCTATTTCTGTTGAACTTACAATTCTATTAATAGCATATGTACCATTAATTGCTGTAACTCCTGTTGCACCTGTAACTGTTACATTACGGCCTGCATCATAGCCATGAACTGCATCTAATGTTAAGATAGTTAATGTACCTTTAGTAATAGACGCAACTGTTCTTGTTGCCACTGTAACTGTTTTATCAACTGCTACTGTAGTTTCATCTAATCCTGTATTCAATGCACTTGCTGTTAGTGTAGCACTTGCTGATGTTTGATCAGTTGCATGAATTTTTGCGGCTGTTCCGTTTACTTTTGTACTTGCTGGAACAATCTCTTCAAGTAGTGTAACAAGTTTAGTACCAAAGGCCGCTCCGCCTCCTGCACCTGCATTGTAACCTAAGCCTGTAATATTAAGTGCCATTGCAACGCCTTCGCCGTCAATAGCAGTATCTACATAATTTTTAGTTGCCGCATCTGTGCCTGCAACTGGCTCACCTAATCCTGAAATCTTATTTGTGTTTAAGATTTCGATAACACCTGTTGCTCCTTCAAGTTGTAGGTTACCTACTCCTGTTGAAACTTTTTGTCCGTCAACACTAACGTTATCAACATCTAATGACGTAAGTGTTCCAAGTGTTTGCATTTGTGGAGCACTTGTAATTGTTCCTAATGTTGTACCTGATATAACAGTATTGCCGTTAATCTTATAACCTGCTGTTGAATCAAAGAATACGTTTGATGTAAATGCGTTTGTTGCAAGTTTCCAAAGAAACTCTTTATCATCTGGATTTGCTTTAACAATGATACCTGCGTCATTAACATCTGCATCTGGTAATACTGTGCTATCACTTGTAATAGCAAGTTCAATATTTTTATCTTTAATTCTTAAGTTATCAACGTCTGTACTAAAAGTGTTACCACTTACAGTTAGGTTACCGTCAATTTTAACATCGCCGCCAACGTCAAGTGTTGCTGTAGGTACTGCTTTGAAAATACCTGCGTAACTATTTGTAGTATCAATTTTAATTGCTGAAGTTGCACCACTTGCTTTTCTTACTTGGATATCTAAATTTCTATCTCTAACTTGGTTTGCAATAACTGTTTGGTTTGCAACAACACCAATGTTAATATTATCTTCTGGTCCTACTGTAATACCACCATTGTTAATTGTGCTAATAGTACCGTTTGAAGTTGCATTAGAATCCGTTGGCATAAACTGTGATGCGTTTTTCTTAACACCTTGTGCATTAATAATTGTATCTGCTGAAGTTGCTGTTCCGTGAAACTTAAAGTCGGCATCAATTACATTAATACCTTTTTCAACTGCGCCAACAATTCCTGTAATAGGATTTGCTGAGTTAGGTGTAAATCTAATGTTTGAAAGTATTGCTTCTTTTTGTCCGCCAACATTTAAATTAACAAGTGTTCTGTTTGACTGTGTTGTATCTAAAACTGTTTCAGTTGTAAACCCTGAAGTTCCTTCTGATGTTGCAAAGTCAGGACCAACAAGTACTAAGTCTGTTCCGTCAAAGAAATATAACTTATTGTTTTGATTATCAATCCAAAGATCGCCTGTAACCATTTGTGGTTGTGTAGGACTTACAATAGGTCCACCTGCACTTTTAAATTGTGCACCATCATATAATTTTAATCTTGCTTCACCACTGTCATACCATAACTGACCTGTAAGTGGATTTGCTGGTGCTTGTGTGTTAGTAAAGTTTTCAAGCATCTTAACAAAATTTTCGTTAATGCTTTCGCCAAAGCCTGAATAGTTTCTACCAACTAATGAAATATCAGTTGTTTGTGTGTTTAATTGTCCGTCAACTAAATTTACAAGTAAGTCGCCGTTTGTTTTATTAATCTGATACGCCATTATTTCGCCCCCGCATAAATTAGATAGTTCATTGCCAAGTACGGATTCATTACATTAAAGTCTTGCCCGACTGCTGTATTGCTTACCACTCCTCCTGAGAATGGAAACTTTTGTCCTGCGTTTGAACCTTGCGGTGCATCGGCTACTGTAGCATCACCATCTACTGGTGTACCTTGTACATCTCTTGTTGCGTAATACTGTGTACCACTTGGTCCACGTAAATCATGTTCGTGTTCTGGTAGTTCATCAACTGCAATTGGTTTCTTCTCGACACCTGCTGTACCACCTATTGTATCAGCATTTTCGTCTGTAACTCTGTTTGCTGGTCCTGTTTGTGTACCCATGTTATCCATACCAAGTGGAAATCTACCACGTAAATCTGGTAAGGCAAATTTACCTAATGCAGGATTTGCTTTGAATGACGTACCAATAATTCCATGTAGTTCTGGCCAATCAACAATAAACACTTCACTACCATCACATAATAACCAACCGTTTAAGTCTAAGACTGATGTTGCGTTACCTGCATATGGTGTAATCATTCCAACTGGGTTAACAGGTAAAGCACTAAACAAGTTACTTCTTGATAGTTTTTTAATTCCTGTTCCGCTACCGTTTTCATCGTTAATTCTATTAACAAGGAATTCGTCATCAAATCTTGATGTTGGAACTGATGTTTTATTTGTAATGAAAGTACTATTAATACTAATATCAAAATTCTTAACAAGTGTAGTTTCGCCTGGCGCACTATATTGTCCATCAAAGATAACTGGCGGTGCTGTTACATCACCTGTAATTTGAAATGTTGTTCTTGAAGCAAGTTTATCTGAACTTCCTGAACGTCCTGTAACTGTACCAGTTACATTACCAACCAAGTTAGCCCTTACTGTGTTTGCATTAATCTCTGCAAACTTTAATGTTGTACTACCAATGTTAACTGAGTTTGTAGAATCTGGTAATACTGTACCACCTAATGTAGTTGTACCACCTACTTCTAAACTGTTTCCGATTCTTGCACTCTTGGCAATACCAATACCACCTGCTGTAGTAATTGCTCCTGTTCCAGTGTTAACTGCTTCTGCAATTCCATTAATAACAAGGTTGTTACTAATAATAGCATTACCTGTTACATCTAATGCTTCTGCTGGTGATAAGTTGTTAATACCAACTTTTTGTGTTGAATCAATTCTTAATACAGGTTGTAAGTTTCCTGCATTGTTAATACGTAAGTCAATGTTAGCACCTGATGTATTATTTGAGATAATAGCATTTTGTCCTTCAATACCTATTTGGACAACTGCATCACTACCAATACTTACACCTGTGTTATTTTTAATTTGTAAACTTGCATTTGAAATACTTGCAATGTCGCCTCTTAAAAAGTTTGAAGCCGCTACAACTGTTGAACCTACAATTAAGTTTTCTGCTTTCTCTGATACACCATAGTATTTTCCTACGCCTGCACCTGTAATGTCTGCTGTACTTAAATTGAATCCTGGACTTACTGTTGAAAATCCTTGAATAGTTGCCTTAGGAGTAAATGCACTTGTCGCATAAATTGCAACAACTTTGCCGCCTATTTCAACTTGTAACGCTGTGTAATTAATATTGTCAGTACCAGTTAGTGTAGTAGGTCTAACACCTGCCGCTAATCCGTCACTAAACTCTGGTCCTACTAAGATCCAACCTGAACCTGTAAACAAATATAACTGTTGATTGTCTGTGTCTGTCCACAAATCACCTGCTACTGAATTTGCTACGTCTGGTGCTGAGTCGCCACGTTTTAATCCGCCAGCCTCAATCCAGTTAGTTCCGTCATAAATTTTAAGAATGTTAACACCAACTGCTGTGTCATACCATAGTTGACCTTCAATTGGTCTTGCTGGTGCTGTACTATTACTAAAGTTTTCTAATAGTTGTAAAAAGTTTTGTCCAATTAACGCACCGTAGTCTGTTGTAAACCTACCTGGAATCTGTAATGTAGTAGAAGTATCGGTAGTGTTATCCTCGATAGCAATACTACCCTTATTCGTAATGTCGGTATAGTTAATAGTATATGCCATCTATTATCCCTCGTTGTAACCAGTTAAACTTTGTACTCTAACAGTATAATCGATTTGAATTAATCTGTTTAATGATTTTTGTACAGGATGGAATACAACGTGTGTTAATAATCTACCTGTTCCTGTTGGACTATAACTTACTAATCCTAACTCATCAAACACATACTGGTTTTCAGTATCTGTTGCTGTATCGTTTGCTTCTTGACCATTTGGCTCACCGTAGTCTAACAAACACTGTACAATAATGTCTGTGTAGTTAGTTCCACTAACGTGCCTTGTTTCAATTTTGTTTCTGTTAGGATCAACGTTGTTTACACTTTGATCGTCAACAATTTTCTTATATGTTTGGTTGTATAAACTTGCGTTTGTACCTGTGCTATTTGGAGTTAGGTAAGTAATAATGCCTGTAGGATCAACACTTGTACCACCATTACCAAACGCCATTTCGTACACAAATCCTTGTCCTGCATTTGCAAGGGATTCTGCCAAAGCAATACTCATATTTTCATAGTGAATTGCATTGCGTTTATCAATGAAAACTTCTTTTGTTTCGGGGTTAAAGATCTTAATGTGACCTTGCACTAACACTCCGTTTTTGTCTAATATGTTATCTGTCATTTATGTTTCCTACATTGTATTTATTTAGGTAAGTCAACCTCTTCAGCTCTTAAGAACTGTGCTATTGCATTTTTTGTCTTTCCTAATGTTTTTCCTGAATCATTCCAAGTTTTTCCAACTTTTCTGACTACTGTTACCCTAACACCGTCCGCTGGTGCTGTTATTAGTGTTAATATATTGCCAGAAACACTAAATTCTGCTTGTGCTGTAATATCGCCTTCTGGACTGTCTTGAGCAACTGTTGCATCAAACATTGCAATATCACGTTTTCGTAGACGTTTACCGCCTGCGAACACTTCAAATTCGTCAACACCTTTAGTAGGTGTCCAATCTAACAAGTATTCTGTTGAACTTCCATCACCAATATATGTGTTAATTAGTGTTTTGTCCTGGTAAGGAACAGTTTGTTGGAAGCCTTGATCAAAGATTTCATCACCTGTTTGGTGTATATCTTTAACTCCAGTACCAAACGTACCTCTACGTAACTGTGTTAAACTGTTGCTATCCTTAACCATATACTCAATACGTTCACCATTAATGAAAATAACACCTGGTGTATTTGTAGTTTTATCTGGAACAAACATACTATCTGGGTTATCTACTATAATTTCTTTATCAAACGGTTTAAGATCTTGTACTAATCTATATTTATTATTATCTCCAAGTCGTTTGTACACTGTTCTGTTAAGCATGTCTTTAAACACTCTCCAACCAAACTTAGATACTGTTGGACCTGTTTCAGAAAACTGTATAACCTCAACAACATCATTTGCTGTTAATGGTTGTGCCATTCTTACAAATAACTGATCGTCTGTAACTTTGTAATCAACACTTGGTGTTTGTAACTTGCCGTTTACAACAATCCATACATATTCAGCATCAACTGTTTGTCTTTCAAGTTTAATTAAACCTGCAAGTAAGTGATTGTACTCAATGTCTGCCGCACTTTCAAAGTCAATAGTAGTTCTTGTAACAATATCAAAGTTCTTACGATTAATTTCTTGTATATCATGTTTACTAAAGTGTGTAACTTTGATTGTAGTATCTATTGTTGGTACAGTATCTAATGTTAGTACATTACCAGCAACTGTGTATTGGCCATCTGTTGTTACAAATATATCAAGTTTGTCACCTGCTTGTGCAACATTTTCAAAAATTTCAACACTTGAGTTAGCAGGACGGAAAATAAAGTCTGAAGTATATGTTAATGCATTACCGTTAAGCAATACAATAATATCATCAGCACCTAATGTACCTCCTGGTTGTTGCCAGTTACGTAATTGATATTCTACTCTGTTGTCAATAGTGAATGATTCGTTATAACCTGCATTAAGAATATTATCGCCAACTCTTACAATTATGTTATGACTTGCAGGCAAACTACTAAATGGTGTTGTGCTTAATTCATAACTTGCACTACTTCCATCAGCAATCAAGTTATCTGTTTTAATTTCACTAAATGTTTGAGCGTCACTTGCATATATTCCAAAGTTAATTACTGCTTCATCTGCCGGTGCCGCACCAAATGTAATTACTGCTTTGTTGGCAGTATCGTATGAACTGTCTGTAGTTTCTAATACGTAAGAAGGTTTTTCTCCGTTAACAGTTACAATACTATTAATATCTTCTCTCCAGTCAACATTCGTAACAAACTGTATAGTTGAACCGTCACCTGTAAATGTATCTAAGTCAAGAATCTTATCACCGTTACCGCTCATTGAAATTACATTAATTCTTTGATTAAGTGCTGGTGCACTTGCCATTGTAACAGTTTTATTTTTATAATCAACTGTGTAAGTAGATTGTAATGCAATTATATTATTCACTTTTACTAACAATGCATCTTTAGATTGCGGTATGCCGTTATAACTAAACACTGTAGTCGAACCATCACCAATGTATGAAACACTTTCAATAACACTTGCACCACTTCCTACTCTATCGTAAATTTTCATATCAAGAGTATCTAATACTTGTCCTGGAATTTGTTCTTCAGGACCTTTGCTTGTTAACTGTGTTACAAACCCATCACCGTCAATGTTAATTTCTTCTGGATTAATACCTGTTGCACTTGCATATGCTAAGTCGCCACCTTGTACCAATGTATCGTATGCTCTTGGATCAGGTACAAACGAACCGTCACTTGTATTTTTTCTAAATATTAATACATCATCAGCACCTGGACTGTTAATACCGTTGATATCTAATCCATCATTGTCAAGGAAGATAGTTTGTGTTGTACCATCACCTGTTAGCGTTGTAGTCCTTGCATTTGGATTAGTTGGACTGCTTGGATAATTTGGATCATCAATTCTTGTACCATTCAAGTAAACATTATATTCAACACCATTTTCTAATGGCTTAGAAAGTGTTACACTAATTGTACTTCCATCTAAACGTATTACTTCATCTTCGTATGTATTATCGTATGAATCATAAGCACCAGTGAACCAACCTTCTGTTCCCCAACCAGAGCCGCCACCAAAGGTAAAACTCTTAACTTGAACTCCACCGTAATCAATGCCGTCCATTAACTGTCCAAGATCGTTTGCTAATTGTCCTGTAGTTGGATTGTAGAACAAGTTAATTCTATCTTGTGCAGTTAGTAATGAAATTTCTTTCTTATAACTAATCGATATATTACTGTTATTAGCCGGAGGTGTTGTAAATGTAACTTGTCCAATACTACGTTCATGTGTTCTACCTACGCTGTCAATAATATTTAAAACATTATATCCGCTCTGTAGTACTTCAATGCCGTCTACAGTTACTGACACTTGATCTGTTTTAACATCCATTGGCCATTTTAGTTTAAAGTTATACTTGCCGCCTGTACCTACAAACGTTTCTGTTTCTGCAAGTGTTGTAATAAAGAACGTTCCTGTTACTCTATCAAACTTAACAGTCATATGTGTAGTTCTTAGATTCGAGTTGCCTATAATTGCACTTGCTTTACCAACCTTACCACCGTCTGCTACTGCACCATTAAGTACTATTGTGGGTGCGGACACATACCCCTGGCCCGCATTGTCTATTTTAATTTCTGTAATTTTTCCGCCACCAACGTATGCTGTTGCTTTGGCTCCTGTTCCGCCGCCGCCAACAAACTCTACACCTGGTGCATTTTCATAACCTGATCCTGCATCAAAAATGTCTACTGATTTAATTTTAAAACTTGCATTATCTTTCCAATGCTTACTTGGATAAGTGTTTAAAAGTGATGCTGATTGTAATTCATCATCAACTACTCTAACAGTTTGTGGAATAATTTTTCCTGCAATATCGCTGTATATTGGAGATAAATCAAAGTCAGTAACCATAGACGATGCTGTGTCTTTACCTTCGTATGTACTTAGGTATTCTCTAATTTTAGATTTATATGGTTTAACTTCTTTTACATATTCTTCATAACTTTCTAAGAAATCATTATTAAATGTAATGTCTTTTCTTAATGAACCAATATTATGTTTTGCTTTGATAAATGATGTTTTAAACATCCAATCAACAAATTTTTGTTCTGATAAAATGTAACGCATTTGTGCAAAGAACAACTTATTGTACTCAATAGCAAGTTCGTCAACAAATATTTTATCTCTTAATGCTTTTAAGATAATACGCATTTCATCAATTGGTTGTAAGTCAAATGCACTGTCATCATAACCGAATGAATCGTATCCGATTAGTTCTTCGCTGTAATCATATAGTGACTTACCTAATTCTATTGTTGCATTTTGCCTACCAATAGTTTTATAGTTAACTGTATAGTCTACATTTGCTTGTGAATCTACTTTTTCTAATAGTAACCAGCCGCCTGACCCAACATTATTAATCTTAATAATATTACCAAACGTATCTTGTAGTGATTCTAACTTATAAGTTTCGTCAATAACATAATCTGCTTTCGTTAAAGCATTATAACCTGTAGCATACCAGTCAATGTAACTCCAATAAGGTTTTACATCATATCGTTGACTTTTAATTCTGTTCCAAATTACTGTGCCACCAACATATTCATACAATGACCATTTGTTTTCGTATGTTGTATCAGTTGTTGTAAGCACTGTAAATGGTCTTATTCTAATAGTATCTGTTTGAGCATAGTTAGTACCACTTTTAATAACTGTTGCACCTGTAATCTGTCCTACATTGTTCATTGTAAGACTAACTTCAGCGCCTGTGCCTGATACTGTTGTAATTGCTACTGTTGGTACTGTTTTATAACCGTATCCTTGTTCAGTAACGTCTGCTCTTAACACTTTACCATCTTGGATCGTTAAACTAACTGTTGCTTGTTTAAGTCTACCTACTGGTACAAACTGTAATTCGCTGTCACTGTCAATTTGTCTGTCAAATTTTCTTGATGCTACTGTTGGAATAGGATCATTAGTTTCTAAATCACTTAAATCAAAGTCATCAATTAAGATTTTTTGTTTTAATGATGTATTAACTCTTTCAACAAGTTGTTTTAATGCTTCAATCCTGTTAACAAACATTGTTTGTCTTGGCTCGTTAAGAATACCGTATCTATCTTTGGTTGTTAACTCTCTGTCTGGTACTGGTCTTCCTTGCTCGTCAAATCCGATTAAACTATCAAACCATTTACGTTCTAAATCTGTTTTAGGAACACTTGTTTCTAACCCGTCTGTAATAATCTTGTATTGGTTGTGTACATTTTTATCAGTTTCTTCAATATTCCAATATGCAAATTTAAGAATAGTGTCATTACCTGTAATAGAACTTTGTAAGTTATGTAATGTCCACTCGTTCTTATCAAGCATTGTTGCAAATTTTAGTCCTGCACCTGATGGATCTCTAATTAACTCTTGTACATCAGCGGCACTAATTGTTCTTCCTGGTACATTTGGTGTTGTTTTCTTATTACGTACCCAGTAGTAATAATAAAGTGTAAATTTTTGTGCTTCGTCATCATAAACACGTCTTGAACTATAAGCATTGTCGCCGTATTTTGACTTTCCACTAATTCCTTCTACTAATCCTGATTCAGTATCCGCTTGTTCGTCCCATTCACTTGGTAATAAATCACTTTCTACCCATTCGTAAATTTCAACTTCTGTTCCTGGGAACACTGAATTCATTGTATTACTTGTAGTGAAGATATTTCCTGTGTTACTGTACGGATTAATAAATCTTACAGCATCGATATCCCACCATAATTTACCAACATTGTTTGTTGTGTCAAACATTGTTTCGTCTTTTACAACTGTTGTATCAGTTGCTATGTTATATGTTGAAGGATCATATGTTGTTTTAAATGTTAACTCTGTTTCAGCCGTTCCTGCAATTTTTCCTTGTGCTGGATCAATGTAATCAATGTACTCAGTAACCTGATTTGTATTTTTATCATATAAACTAATACCTTTGAATCGGCTAAGATCAACTAATGGTCTTTCAGATCTAATTTTTTCCCATAGTTTAGTATTAGGATTTGATCTGTAATCTATTACTGTTCCTCTGCTATTGTTATCATCTCTACTATATGTTGGTATACCAATATAAATGTGATTACCGTTGATGAACATTGTTCTACCAAAGTATAATGCTTTGCTATCTGCAAATTTTAACTTGTCTGCATACACATATCTGTTACCTAACAGTTCATAAACAAATACTTCACCAGTATCAATAAGTGATGTATTGAATAATGTAGTTCCATTGTCAAATGCTGTTATGCCGCCGTCAAATCCTGTAATACTTGTAAGGTCACCACCTGCTGAATGTACTGCAATCCTATCAGTTCCGTACTTAACAACTGATCCAAACTTCTCGTTTGCAATTCCTTGTGGTCCAACCAAGTGCTGTACTTGTTGGAATGTACCATTAACACTTTCGTAAATGAATACTGTACCTTGGTTTACATATTCAGCACTATATTTAGGAGCACCTACAGCAATAAATCTACCATCATTGGAAACTGTTACTGAACTTCCGTAGCCAATGCCGTCTGCGTATGCATCAATTACTTGACTGAATAAAAAGTGTCCTAATACTTTTCTATAAATTGCTAACTTAGGTGTATTAATAGAACTATCTACAGCATCTCCGTACTTAACAATAGTTGCTAATACTTCTCCGTCACTGCTGATTCCAAATTGTGTACCAAATTCATATAAATTAGTATCTTGTAATGCACTATCATCACCAATAATAAAGCCTGTATCGTTTGGTAAGTACCCATTCAGATCAAGTCCTTCAGTAATTAGTGTCCAATTTGATCCATTCCATGCACCTGCAATAATATTTGTTTGTGCCTGATAAATTTGTCCAAGATATTTTACATATTCGCCAGTTTTATAAGTTACAGTTGTACTAAAGTCACCTTTGTAGTCTGTATCTTGTCCTAAAATCCAACCTTTTATTTTGTCGTATTTTATAACATTAATTCTACCTGGTTGTGTAAATGTTCCGTTGCCTTTGCTTAACAAGTATGCAGTATAAGTTCCGTCATTGTGTGTAACCATTTCAACTGTTGCACCTAAATGTCTACTATCTGCCGCATCTGGCATAATATAAACGTTATGTAAATTATAGAAATTACTTGTATTTCTTTCGTAGATAGCATATGCACCTTGTCTTGTTAATGCACTTGCTGTACCACTCGAATTTGCAGTAATATTGTAAACTCTTTCCCAATCGTTATTAGTATTGCTTGGAGGATTTGCATCTCTTGAAATACCCGATTGTTCTACACTGTCATAAATCCAGTATTCAAACCCTTGTAATGTTCTTGCTGAGCCTGGTGTTAAGTTTACATCTTTTTGTACAACAACAATTGGTCCTGCTGTATCTGATTCTAAATGTCTTGTGTTGACTGTACCAACAAGTCTTACAACGCCTACGCCTTGTGATCCACCGTTAATACTTAAACTTGAAATATCATTATTATCTGAACCAAACTTCCAAGTACCATCAACATTTTTAATCCATAGTCTTAAAGTGTTAAACAGTTTTTCTACTCCTGCAACTGTCGCTGTTGCAAGTGTGTCATTATCTTGTACTGTATCTCCAATAACAGGAATAAAAGGTTCACCGTAATTAGGATTGAAGTCAGCATCGCCTGGTGTAGGTGAGCCTCTGTCATCAAATGATGTAAGATTTATTTCCAGCCAACCGTTCCAAATATCATAAACTGTATGTTCTGTTCTGTTTAGATAGTCGTGTGTTATCTCTGGACTTATTACACCTGGATTTTGTATTAATCCATCTGCTGTTGCATATTCATTAAAGAAAAAGTTGAATGTATTTCCTACTGAAAGACTGCTTGTTAAAGTTGCTGGTGCTCTAAATACCCATTTGTCTGAAAGTACATTACCGCTATCACCTAAATATGTTAAAGTTTCAATGTAACTTGTTTTTGTAGGATTCTGATCTGTTAGGTTATCTTGAATTCTAAGTGCATTATCATAATATTTTACACTACGTGATACACCTGTTTTAATAATGTCTTGAATAACAAGATATGGTTTAGTTTCAATAGTAGTTGTTGAAGTAAAACTTGCACTCGGTCCAGCAATTTGCCACCAACCGCCTAATAAAGTTTCTTCTTGTTGTACTGCTCTTTCAAATGCACCTATTTGAATATCACCAACAAATAATGTACCTGTTGACTCAAACAACCCGTTTGCATCTTTAACATAAATTAAACTTCTATTATCACCTGTAGTATGTACCTTAGTAACAACTGCAACTGCTGTTGCACTACTAATTGTTTCTCCTACACTTGGAATAGCCTGTGTGTTATCAATTAATAATATATCATCGATTTTTTCTACAATAGCATGTTCGCCATCTAAAAATGCCTTAGTCATTAATGGATCATTATTGAACGGTGTTACACCACTTGGATATCTTGTGTTAATGTCATTCCATAATAGTTGTAACTTATCGCCTATTTCTGTTCCGTCATATTGTCCTTTAGGTGCTCTAATTAACATGTGATCTGTTAACTCTTCAGGAAAACTAAAATTACCTCTTAATATAAAGTATAAGTTGCTGTACACATTATTTTCTAATGTACTAACAAGTGCTTGTACATGAGAACTAAATGTTTGATATTCTAAACTTGGATCTTGTGGCTCAACTGTTGTCTTTGCTTGCCAGTATTGATTTGTATATTTTACAGTATCAAATTGTGCGTAAGTAGTAGAACTATTAAAGTCGCCTTTGTAATAAGACTTAACATTAGAAGCATACGGCATACCAACAATTAACCATTTACCATCTGTGGAAATATTTGTACTTTGACCGAAACTATTTTCACCACTTGACATAACCCCTGTTGGAGCGTCAAGTATTTGAGATTGTACAGCCTTAAGATTTTCTGATGCTCTAAAGTATATGTCTACTCTACCATTTTCTGTTTCGTCTGGTACACCAACTGGAATAATACTGTTAGTTGCGTTTGCACTAATACTTGTTCCAAAGTTTTTATCATCAGTACCTAAAATACCTTCAATACTGTTACTAAACATTTGTTGTGATTGTGCATATTTGTTTTTATTTTCTACAACCGCCCATCTATTGTTTTCGTCTTGGTCAACCCAAACTCTTTCATTATTACTAACATTATCTCTTGTAATTTTTTTATTAACACCATTAAGATCAGCAACCCTTACACTGTTTAACTGTGTAATGAATCCTGAAATTTCTGGTAAGTCTGGTTGTTCTACTGATGTTGTAGCATAGATAGTGTTAAGACTTGTTCTTTGAACTTTAAAGAATCTATCTACATCACCTGTACCAAGCACACTGATAATATCGTCTTTTACGAACGGAGGTGCTTTACCTGTTGTAATCTCTATCATACCCGAACTATCCGAGTTTACAATAGAACTTACCTTGAATGGTGTTTCAGTTTGGCGCAAGACATCCCATGTTTGGCCTTTTTTAGCAACCCAAATATATTTTCCTACATCTATTGTGTTAGGATCAAGTCCAAGTATATCATCATAGTTTGTAACTTTAAATTCAGCGTCTGCTTCAGCAACATATCCTGCTGTCTTAATATATGACTCTTCCTCTGGAATATATTTTGTTGGGAACGGAGCATGATTATAATCGTCTGGTTTACTGTACACTTCCGATGGAGCATATCTATAAACAAGGTCAGTTAACAACGGGTCAATATTTGGTACTAATTGAAACGGTTGCGGACTTAATCTAAAGTTGCCTTCGTCCAGTTTATATTCAATTTCTTCAAAGCCACCGTTGGCTCCATATTGTCCAACTTTAAATGCCCATTCTTCAAAAAACTCTAAACTTGAATTTTCTGTATTTGATAAAGCATCAAACAATTTACTTAATGAATTTACTGTTCCTTTATCTTGGATATATCCTTGATAGAATTTGTATTGTGAAACATCATCATTAATAATGTTTTCAATATACTTACGTTTCTGATAACCTGTTAAGTGTTGTGCCAACCGTTGCTGTTCACTGTCAAAATTATCTGTATCTAAATCATAAAAGTCTGCAAATTGATTTGCTTTATAATCTAAGTTTGGTACAAGTTCTGCTTTAGGTTTTTCAGGTAATTTATACCAGTCTGTTTCGTCAAATGTTGTCGACCCTGTAATGTTATATTTTGCACTGTAATAAAATGTTTTGTGCTGAACTACAGAAGCAATATCATAGTCTGTATTTTCTTCCCAATCTTTACACACAACATTATCGTATGTAAATCCAGGAATATTTAAACCACCATTCCAGTCAGTACTTCTATAACCTAATATTTTAATACGTGCTTGTCTGTATCCAGGACCTGGATTATAAATTGTGTCATTGAATACTGTTTTGTTATCAATTAAACAAACATGTTCTTTTTGTACAAGTGGTAATTTTAAAAAGTAGATTCCGTCAGCAGTGTTTTTAAGTTTTAATCCAAACGTGTTTTGATTGCTACGTAATGTATTTGTAAATTCTTCTTTAAGTTTGCCGCCGTCTGCTTTTAATAATGTATAGTCATAAAAGTTATCAAAGATATTATCTACTACTGCATATGGTCTGCTAAACTGTAGGTTAATAGCACTTGGACTTAGAGTAAGTAATGCACCTTCACTCCAGTTTTGTGTAGTCCAGAATAAAAATTCTCTTGCACTTAATTCCCAGTTTTCAACTGTTTCAAGTTCTCTGTTAAATCCGCTAAAGTCAAAGCCTTGTTTTATTAAGTATTGTTCGTAACCTAATATAAAGTCAATAACATCCTGGGTAGTTCTTAGCATTGTACCGTAATTTAATTTACTTGTTGTACTATCAAATGCTCGTCTTAGAATTCCTTCTCTACCACCTTCCATTGGAAGTTCAACAAGTTTAACAAAATTTTCATCTGTAATAGTTTGGAAACTTCCTGAATTTTGTACACGGAAAAAGTTAGTAGAAACTCGTATAATTTGTCCTGCTTGGTAACGTTCTCCTGGCACCCATTCTAAGAAGTTTTCACTAACACCACCTACGTTAATAACTGGATCAGCGGAACGTTCAATATGTTTGTAATAGTCAAAGTATGGTTTGCTTTTGTCATAACCTTTAACAACAAATCCTGCTGTGCGTTTTTCAATAATTACACCACTGTAAGAAACAGTGTCAACTGGAGAACTTGTGTTTAGAATAATTTTATAATTTTCTTCTGGTACAAAAACATTTCCTTTATTATTAGGAGTTCTTGAATCAAGTAATAACTTAAACTTATTTTTTTCAGTAAAGCCACCTATCTTAAATCCAAGTTGTACTGCAAGGCTCTTAACGTTCTCTTTATATGCTTTATTAAGTTTAGTTACGTCTGCATTAATATAGTTGAAAATATAGTTAATTAGACCCGCTGTAGTTACACGAGTAGTATCTTCTACAGTGTTAGGGAATATTAAACTCTTAGGCTCTAAACGTTTATCAGTTGACGAATAAACAATGCCGCCTGCTGGATTACGTTTAATTCTTGATCTATCAAAGCCAACGCCCATTACCTTAGCAGGTTGATGGATTAAAAATGCTGTTAGTAATGCAAATGGATATTCTGCACTTCTACGCCATGCACTTTCTACAGGTGATTCGTCGCCAAACACAAATGAGTTATTTGTTTCAGGAACAATAAGTCCTTGTGCATATCCGCTTTCGTATGGACTTATTAAATTACCTTGACCATCTACAGGAATGTATTTTGTTAAATCTTTTCTTTTATAATTTGTTTTGTATCTAATAGGATTATTAGGCTCACGTACTAACCCCTTCTCAAGGTCTTCCCAAAGAATTAAATTTTCTTTTGTGTACGGTGCTGGGCCATATACTGTTTCCCACCAAGTTGGTTGATCTACATATCCTAAAACTTTCCACGGAGTTGTGTGCGGAGTATCTGTACTTAGATAGTCTTTATAAATTGCTCTCCAAAAACCTGGTAAAGGTGCACCGTCTGGATCAGCCATTATAGAGTAATTCCATGTAAACGAATTTGCTCTATCGTAGAATGATATATCTGTATAATCAGGATCACCTGCAATGCTTAACCATTCAACAAAGTCAGTAATAGTAACTTCGTCTGCATCAAGTCTTGTGAATCCTGTGTCTCTTGTTTTATGTCCAAGGAAACTATCAATATCAAATATGTTAATATCGTAATTTACTTTAACATTATTATAAATTCTTTTTTCAATTTCTAATAGAATGTCATCTCTATAATCTTGGTATGCTTTAGTAACACTACCATCATGCCCTTTGATAAGCACACGCGGTGTACTATACGTGTTGTCAGTAAATATTACTGGTTTGTGTAACGGATATAATCCTAACTTTGTTGGTGTAGGTGGAATAAACGAAGCGTCTGTTGATTCGTATTCATAAATTGTGATAGTGTCATCTACAGCAAGAACAAAATCATTACTAATTTGAATAAAGCCTTCTGATGTAAATGTATAATCTTGTCCATGTAACATCTGTACATTATTGTGATATACATAAACTGCTTTAGCACTAACTGTTGTTAAATCAAATGGTGTTGTTAAACTATAAAATTTATTACCTGAATCTGTAACAGTAAATTCACGCTTGTTATTAGCACCTGACCCAATCATGTCTGTCCAGTAAAATGCTGTTTGCTTTGATTTCTCAGATTGCCATTTTGCAATTACTTTATCAGTTAAGTATTGTGCTGATCCGTCTAAGCCTAATTTTTCTGAAATATCTACTATTGCTCTTTTAAACTTTGCGTATTCTTTTCTTGCAAATCTAAGTGCTTTTACAATATTATAATCTTTGTTTGTAATGTGATACAACGACAATGGAATAGTACCCGAGTGTTGTACAAATTTTGTACCAAGTTTTGCAAGTCCGCCTAAGTTACGTAAGTTACTTGGTCCTGGAAAAGCCCCTTCAAACCCGTTAACGTTACTAATAATAGTGCTTACATGGTCAATTACTTCTCCGTATGTAAAGGTACTAATGTTTTCATTAAGTGGATTATTCTGCAAGTTAATCGGAAACTCGTATTTTCCGTTTTCGTTTTTGTCTGCTTCACTTGTAGTATGGATTATTAAGTTATCGCCATTTTTTAGAGGAGTAACAAACTGTACATAAGCAATGCCGTTTTGTCTATTTAATGACCAAGCACTTTGTCTTACATTGTTTACAAATACTTGTACATCTAAATTATTTAAATCGCCACTTCTGTCATATACATCAATTGCAAAGGTATTGTTTTGTCCGTCGACCATATATTGACGTACAACTTTTTGTATACTATCTGCATCTGCCTTTTCCCAACCACTTACATTTGTATAAGTGTTTAGTCCTGTATATTTTCTTAGAGTAGACGAATCTGTATTTTGTGTATAATCTTTTTGTGCAAGTTGATATGTAAAAGAATCTGTTAACAAATCAAAGTTAAAAACAATATCTCCACTGTTTTCAATATTTCTATAAGTTAAAGGTAATCCTATTACAGGATCATTAGCACCCGATCCTTGTTTATAACTAAACAAACAAGTACCTGTAAATGTATTTGCATTATACGTATCAAAACTTACATCAGTGATATCATAAAGATTAAATTTAGGTTTCTGATTTGTTTTTAGTTTGTCTTGTGCTTTGATCCATTTAGTACCATTGTACCAATAAATTTTACCTTGGTTAACTGTACCGCCTGCAACTAATACTGTTTCATTTTCTAAAGGAGTAGTATCTGTTTCATCTTGCAACGCAATTTGTCTTTGACCGTTGTGTGTGATAAATTTTACTTTGTAAATTCTACCATTAACTCTAATGTCAGGATCTTTAGTGAAAAGTATACGTAATCCTTCTGTAACTTCAACACCGTCAATGTTATAACCTTCACTGCCCTCAATAGTACTAAACACGTCACCGGTAAAGTCGTCAATTAAATCAACGTTTGTTTTCTTCATACTACCAAAATTGTATAAACGTAATCCTGCGTTGAATTCAATAATAGGACGTTTAGCACGTTGCGTTTGATCTAACGCAATCTCTGTGCCATTTGCTATAGCAGTTTTTTCAATAGTGTCTTTGTGGAACCAACGATTGTGTCTACTCCATTGGTTACCGTCAATACTTGCTCTATTAATTGTAATGTAGTCTTGTTCTTTAGGATAGTTAAGTGCTTGTCCGAAAGGTAACTTATCAAAGTTTTCTGTATCAAATGGTACAAATATATTTGAACTGTATGCTCCAGTAATTTCAAGATCTGCTTTGTTAATTAGTTGTATAGATTCACCAACTCCTTCAACATACCAATATCCTTCGCTATACTTTGCTGGTGTTACATCACCTAAAAACTCTACTAACATACCATTGGATAAATCAGTATCTGTTCTTGTTGTATAAGTTAACTTTTGTAGAATTTCTTTTTCTACATCTATCTCTGTATTTTCTAAAATATTATAAAGTGTAACTAAGCCTGATGTGTTTACATCATTTTGACTGATATAAAATAATGTATCAGGTGCATCAAGTGGCACTGTAAATTTAAGTGTGCCTTTTTCTACATACACTGTTGCTGATTCTACACCGTCGGTATAAATTGTAGAGATATTATCTCCGTCCTTGAATCCAGTTATACCGCCTTCGACAGGCTCTACTATGTATTCACCTGTGTCGTAGCCATCGGTGTCATATAATTCTGCTTCAAACTTACCAGATGCCAACACACCTTCAACTGTCTCAGTTATAATCGCTTGTCCTGGAGTAAATGCTCTATTGGTTGCAAATGCTATTGGATGTCCAGGTGTATCAATCTCGAATATGTAAGTTTGACCTTTGTAAAGTTTTAGAGTAGGATTTTGTGTTAAACCTGTTGGGGTAAATTTATACGCTACGTTGTCATCATTTTCCTCCACGGATACTTTAAAAGTAGATACAATTTCTTTGTTCTGTCCAAAGATAGGTAATACTTGTGGTCCTGCTGGAAGCCAATAGTATTCTCTAAAGTTTGTAAACTTATCCCAATCAACATGTGGTTGCCACGCATAATATTCTTGTGCGTTAATTTTACTATGATCAGGATTTCTATTACCAAACGCTCTTAGTTGGTTTATGTAATCATTATAGTCTTTGTAAAAGTCAACATTGTCAACATTGTCTTTTAAAACAACTGCTGGTTCTAATTGATAATTTTGTCTTTGGTCTGAAACGTCATTAACATAGTTGTCTGCTGACTGAACTGCTTTTGCGTCTCTACGGCCATAGTAAGAATTAAGTTTTTCAACTTCTCCTGGATTCATAAACTGATCCAGTGTACTTGTTAAAAACTTTTTATTTGCTGGTGTTCTAAAATACTTAGGTAAGTGGCTTAGGCTTGTTCGATTTTCGCCATCGTCGTTTGGACCAATTGGAATATCATTCTGGTCATTATCGTAAGCCATTAGTAACCTCCGCTACTTGAACTTGATGAACTGCTTGAAGAACTTGAACTCGATGAACTCGAACTTGTTGTACTTGTACTTGTATTTGTAGTTGTACCTGTATTTGCACTTGATGTAATCCCTGCATTCTCTGTTGTGGCTGTACTTACTATAGTACCTGTTGTTTGTAATCTTGATGCTGTAAGGCTATCGATTATTGCAACATTATCAACAGTTGCTCCACTAATGAAAATTTCATCGTTCTCTGTTGACACTTCGTATAGACTTCCAAATGCTTTCTCTGTTTGATTAGGTACTAACACAAGTGTTGTAATGTCTGGTGCTAATACATTAACAATATATGTGGATAGTTCTGTGAAACTAAACTTGTCTCCAAAGTCCCAGAATTCTAAAGCAAAAAATTCATTAATTGCTTGTACAATTCTTAACTTAATATCATTGTCATTAGTTATTACTTCTGGATTTTTAACAACTTTAAATGTTGCTTGTAAATCTGAATCTGCTTTGTTACCAAACAATATTTTATAGTTAACTGGGTGATAAATTACTTCATCACTGATTGATTTAATCTTATTAATTTCTGCTCCAAAGTTCTGAAATAATTCATCTGAACTCGGTGGTAAAGGTTTAGTAGTTATAGTATTTGCCAAGTACTGTCTAAATGATCTATCATATGTTTTTGTTAACAAGTATGTGTCAATAATATTAGAACTACTTGGGTCTAATCTATTATTCTCATCAGCACTGTGTACGTATTGGAATACAAGTTTATCTCTACCTTGATATGCTTTATATCCTGTTTGTAATGTTAGGTTTGCATTTGTTTTGCTGTATACTTTAAAAACATTGTTGTCTACAAAGTAAAATATTGTACCGTCATCGTATTGTGACAATGCGCCTGTTGCTGTTTCTGATGCAAACGTTCTAATATTTTCTACTGCGGCATCTACATAATCATAATTTGTAGATTGATTATTTGAAATCTTTTCTTTTAGAAAAATCCATTTTGTTAACGGATTAGTATCCTGTGCAACAAAGTCATCAAACAACGCTGGATTATCAACTACGCCATCACCGTCACTGTCAAAAAATCCTACTTCTACTTTTTTACTATTAATATATCCTTCTTCATCTCTAAACTCTTTAGTAACTTGCCAAGGATAATCAATAGTTGCAGGTGATACTGAATCTGGTTTCTTGTTAATAGACATTAAGTTAATTTTATCTCTAATAACTTGTCCTGTTCTACTGTCGTAAATTCTGTCTGTTTCATCAAAGTAAAACTTAACTTCTTTATTACTTTCAAAAATGTATCTAACACCTCTGTAAGTTATATTGTATTTTTCACCATCTGTTTCAAATAACATTAACCAACTTGAATCTAAGTTTTGTCCTGATGTGTCACCGGTCTTACCCATATTAAACGCATTACCGATACTTAAATTATTATTAAGAATTACACGCCATTCTCTATCTGAAGTACTGTAACGTACTCCAAATGTTTTATATGAAAATATTTGATCAATAATTTGTGTTGTAACATCAGTTGTTAAGTTTGTTGCAAACTTAGGTTTAACTTCATCTAATACTGCACCGGTTGGAATAACATCGTTAAAGATAATCGGTCCTTGACCGTCATCGTAGTTTTCAGTTCCTTTATCGTTTACTCTAACAACCTTTGTCCAAATGTATGTTGTTGCGCCTGGATGGTCTGCATCGCCAGCCATTAATTCATGACTGTTGTCTTTCATAAAGTGTTTGCCTTCTGGAGCAATAAATTTAACCATTGCGCCTGGCTCTACAAACTTTAATGTACTACCAGTAAATGTTCCTACTGTTAATTTAATATCTAATGAGTCTGAAATATAACCGCTGGAGTTATTAGTTTGTTTTGCAACCTGTGTCCAGTCTGCTTGTAAGTCTGTTGTTGATATTTTAGGAAACTGATTTAAGAAAAAGTTTTTAATTACAGTGTTTGAAAGTAACGGTGTAATTACGTTTTGAATATTTCCTTCTACATCTGTTTTTGTATTAAAAGAAAAACTAATTTTTTTATCAAACACCTCTTTATAGATAACGCCATCGTTACCAAATATATTTGTACTTGAATACTTTCCTGTTGAATCAATTAAATCAAAGTATCTCGAAATACCCGAACTTGTTCTATTGATACTTTTTACTTTAACTACTTCTTGACTAACTGCTCTTGGTGCAACATTATAGTCCTCACCAGTAATCATTCTATTTTGTGTATAGTATGTACTTGGAGCATTTTCTTTGATGCTTTTTGAAGTTTCTGGTCCACTTGCATTATCAACTGTGTATTTTAATGAACATACAAGTGTAAATGTTTCAGGTGTACCTGCACGACTTGTATATGGTACACTAATAGTTACGTTGGTTAATTCTTCAGGTTGGATTGCAAACTTGCTACCAAGTCCTTTTCTAAAGTAACATCTAAATTGTCCTTTAGGCAAATCACCAAATGTTCCGTCTGCAAATAATAAACTAATTCTGTCATCAATACGTGATTGCACAGCATACAAACTTCTGTTCTGTTTATTAATACTATTATAAATTACATTGTTACCTTCAGTTGCTTCAACCTTAGTCCATAATTTTGTTTCGTTTCCGTTACTGTCTAATTGATAAAGCCAAACATCTGAATTGTTAATGTTTGTTGTGTCAATTGCAACTGCTTGGTTGGTAGTTGGATTTTCAATTGAAAAATTACCTGTGTCTAATACACCTTGTCTAAAGTGTACAAAATATCCTGAGTTTGAACTGCCAGCACCCTTGCCATCTTCTCTATATAAAAATGCTAAACTGTTGCCTGGTAACGGATCTTCTTCAAAAATCTTGTTAGCATCAATAGATGCACTTGTTACTTCAAATACAATATTCTTTTCGCCTACGTTTTTATTAAAACTGTAAACAGGTAAGTTTGTGTTTGATGCATTGAAACGATATTGCTCAGTTGTAATACCTGCAATAGTTTCTTTCTTTACTGGCTTACCTACAATACTGTTTTCTGGTAATGCCGCATTTAAAATTTTTCTAAACTGTTCTGACCAATCAGGATTTGATGGATCGTTCCATTGTATAGATTGTCCTGATAAGTTAACACCATTAGTGTCACTGATTGCTTCTGTTGTTTGTACACTTTCAAATTTCATTAATCCGTTTGCTGATTGATTACGCTTTGGATTATAAGAAAGTAAACGTGCTAAACGTAATACGCTTTCTCTACGTTCTGCTAATTCAAGGAAGTTTTCACGTGCATTTAAATCAACACGGAATGCCATGTTTTGTCCAAGATATGCAATAAGATCAATTAGTGCAAGGTATTCTGAACTTTCAATGTAGTCATTAAAATCTTCTGGATAGTTTTCACGCAAATATGCGATCATAGTTCTACGTAAACTATCAAAATCATACGATTTGAAGTCCGCAGTTTTAAATGTTTGATATACTCGCTTCCAATCTTCAGCAAGTAATAATCTATTTTGTCTATCCGTTGTTGACATCTATTTTCCTCTTACAATGTATTTATTTAAACGAGATATC